AAATTACAGTGAAGAAGATTTGTTAGCCATCTTTAATAAGAACAAGGAACAATAATGTCCGTAACACTAACAGTTAATAAAATGACAAGCAGTTTGAAAGGTATACAACGTAAACTTGATAACATACCTAAGGAAGCGTTTACTGAATTTGTTAAGGATACTCCTATACGTTCGGGCAATGCCAGACGTAAAACTAAATTGAATGGTAATACGATTACAGCAGGTTACGCATACGCTAAACGATTAGATGAAGGTTACAGCCCACAAAGCCCTGATGGTATGACTAAGCCTACAGAAGACTTTATTAAAAAACGTATGTCACAGATATTAAGAGGAAAATAAGATGGCAGATTTAAGCTATACGATTGACGTAAACACAACACCAGCGCAAAGAAATATAGACAATTTTAACAAAAAGATTGCAGGTGTAACATCTGCCTTTGACAAATTAAAAAGTGCAGTAGCCGGCATAGCATTAGGTGCAGTTATTAGTAGAGCAAATCAATTTGCTGACGCTATACAAGACCTTAGCGATGTAACCGGTATTGCTACAAATGTTATAATGGGTTTTAGTAATGCAGTACTAGCAAATGGCGGAGATGCAGAAAAAGCAAATACAAGTATATTAAAATTTGCACAAAGTATTGGTGATGCCGCAGAAGGTGGTAAAGAAGCACAATTAGCATTTCAAAAAGTAGGCATCTCATTAGAAGATTTAAAAACATTAAGTGAAGCCGATCTATTACAAAGAGCAATTCAAGGTATAGGTAAGTTAGATAGTGCAACAGAACGTATGGGCGCACAAGTTGCATTGTTTGGTAAGAACGCACGTGCCATTAACTTCCAAGGTGTTGCAGGTGGAATGGGTAGTGCAGTTGCGAGTGCAACACAATATGCAACAGCAATTAAAGCAGGCGCAGATGCACAACAAGCATTAGAAATTAATTTAAAGAATTTAACTACAGCATTATTAAGCGTATTAGAGCCATTAAACAATATTGCCGCAAATGTTAAAATATCAGTTAGTGCTTTTGAAAGTTTAATTAAAGTTCTTGCATACGCAGCCGGTGCATATCTACTATTCACTAGAGGTCTCTCCGGTATTACATCACTAATGAATGCATTGCAAGTTATATTAACAACACAAGGCGGATTATGGGGTAGATTGTCTGCACAAGTCATGTTAATGGTTAGTGCAGTTGCTAGTTTCTTTAAAGGAATAGGTAGAGCAACTGGTGCGATATCTGGTGGTACAAGTGCATTGTTTAGTTTTTCAGCCGCGATCGCCGGAGTGTTAAGATTTCTTTTACGATTTACAGGCGTAGCTGGTATCATAATGGCTGTAGCAGAAGCAGTTAACTTCCTATCAAAACAATTCTTTAATTTTGATATCATTGGTGCAGCCACAGATAAATTAAAAACATTTTATGAATATGCCAAAAAGATTACTGGATTAGGATCTGCGGATGTTGGTGCTGGCGGTGGTCGTGGTGGTAATGATGCTATTACTAAGCAATTACAAGAGCGTGGTGAAGAATTGCGTAAGCAAAGTGAACAAGCCCGCGAAACAGAATCATATTTCAGAAAACAAGAAGAAGCATTAAAAGCAGGTGTTGCTCAGTTCATAAGAGGCAATGAAGCAGCCGCAAAACAAATTGATTTTGAAGCAAAACTAGTTGGTAAGACAGAAGACCAAGTTGAAATGCAAAGAGGTCTTAATGATCTGACTACCAAATATACTGATGAGATTCAGAAATTAAAAGATGCTAAAAAACAATTAGGCATTGATGAAACAGAATTGCGTAAAATCTATGATGGACAAATTGCATCATTAGAAAAAAATAAGCAAGCAGATGTAGCTCGTCTTACAGCAAGTATTACTGGATTACAAACAGCTAAATTGCTTGAGCAAGATAGAGCTAATATGTTGCAACGTATCACTGACCAACTAGAGAAACAAAAATCTCTTGATGAGTCAATGCTAAAAATTCGTCAACAGACACAAGGTGAATTAGACACTGCTGGATTTGAACAACAACAAATGGGTCGTAGCCCATTAGAAAAGCAATTTGCATCAATACAAGAAAATGCACGTAAAGCCGCACTAGAAGCAGGTCGTGCGTTCAGTGAGCAATTCAACGCTGAAGATATGGGCGCAGAAGATGCTAAGAAATTAGCTGATGGCTTAGAGTTGATTGCCCAACGTTACAAACAAATCGCTGATATTCAGAGTGCTAATTTAACACAAAGTCGTAGTTTCGCACAAGGATGGAAAGAAGCATTTGATGAGTACATGGATAGTGCAACTAATGCCGCTAAACGTGCAGGTGAAGTGTTCAGTAGTGTAACAGGTAACATGAATAGCGCAATTGATAAGTTTGTTGAAACTGGTAAGTTTAGTTTCAGTGACTTTGCCCGTTCAGTTATTCAAGACTTGATTAAGATTGAATTGAAAGCGCAAGCAACACAATTGTTAAAAGGTGCATTGAGTGCTGGTGGTTCATTCTTCAGTTCATTGTTTGGTTTTGCTGAAGGTGGTAATCCTCCAATCAACAAGCCAAGTATTGTTGGTGAGAAAGGTCCTGAATTGTTTATTCCTAAAACAGCAGGAACTATTGTACCTAATGGTGGTAATGGTGGTAATGGTGGTAATCAACCAGCTGGCAACACATACATTACAAATAACATTAGCGCAATTGATGCCAAATCAGTAGCTCAATTGTTTGCTGAGAATCGCAGAACATTATTTGGGTCAGTGCAATTGGCACAAAAAGAATTAAGTTATAGCAGATAAGGAAATATATGGCAGGGTTACAAACAATATTAAATTACAGTAATGGTCTACAAATTGACCGTCGCAAAGTAGTTGGCATTCAATATACACGAAATGAAATACCTCGTGTAAGTCAAACACCAACAAAGAATCCCTGGAAGTTTACACTTGATATGCCTAATCGTTTTAGATATAGTCAAGCAAGAGATTTGATGGAAGCATTAGACTTGTTAGATAGAATTACACCAGAAGTAATTACATTTAGTAATCTTCCTAGCTTAAGTTGGATCTTTCGTTATCAAGGCGCATATTCAACAGCACAAATAAATTCAGGAGTTACAGTTACTAGTTTTACTGGTAGTACATTAACATTGAATGTTAGTGGGTTACCAGCTGGCGCATCAACGGTATTGTTTGAGCCTAATGATTTGATACAGATTGGTTCATTGAACGAATATCCTTATCCATTCACTAGCACAACACAAGTATTGCGTGGTAGTTCTGGTTCAGTTGTTGTGACTACAAACAGACCAAACATATTAACAGGTACACTAACTGGTGAAGGTATCATTGTTGGTAACAACTGTCAGTTCAACCTTTTCTGCCCCAACATGCCTACGTATAAATTAATAGTAGGTGGTTATGTAGGCAATGGCACAACAACAACCAACAATGCATTGCTTGAGTTTAGCGATAGCTTTCAGTTGTACGAATTCGTTGGTTCAGCATAAGGAATAAATTATGGACAATATCCCAGCAGTAGCAAATAACAAAGCACTTGTAAATAATGCAGAGTTTGTTAAATTAACAATTTACAATGAGTATGGTAACACAGCAAACAACAATGTGTACACGTTTAGCAGTAGTTATAAGACTGAAAACATTAATGGACAAGATTATACACCATTAGGTGGATTACTTGCAATTGGCGTACAACAAAGAGACATTCGTGTTACCAGTGCTGATACAAGTATAAGTTTAAGTGGTATTGATGGCAACAACATGGCTATCGTATTAGGATCATTGATTCGTGGTAGCAAATTAGAAATTACAAGAGGCTTCTATGATAACAATTATGTTCTTACAAGCAATGCTCATAGGTTTACTGGTATCGTTACCAACTACAACATTAGTGAAGAACGTCAAGACCAAAACGACAACTTTACAATCACACTAAACGCAAGTAGTTTTAAGAGTGTATTAGAAAATCGTATCGCAGGACGTAAAACAAATAGTGAGAGTTGGAAAGAAACTAGTCCAACCGATACTAGTATGGATCGTGTTCCTAGTTTAGCAGATAGAGCGTTTGACTTTGGTAAAGAACCAAAGCAAGGTGCAACTACACAAAGTCAAGCCGCAACAGATGCAAGTCAAATTGCACAAGATACCAATACAAACAACGGTGGCGGATATTAACAAATGAAAATAAGATTAGCAAATAAATTTGACATACCGCAATTAGCAGAAATGTTGCGTCACTA